ATCCATGACCGCGAAATCGGCGCTTGCGAAGACTTCCGTTTCATCAGCTCACCCCTGTTGAAATCCTTTGCTGCTGCTGGTTCTGCAACCTTGAACGGCATGTTGTCTGTTGGCGCTGCTAACGTTGACGTGTATCCCTTCATCATCATTGGTGAAGACTGCTGGGGCCAAGTCGCTCTTAAGGGCATGTCTGCCATCAAGCCTGTGGTCCTCAAAGCCTCACAGACCAACCACGCCAACCCATTGGGCCAATTCGGCTACGTGGGCGCTTCTACATGGTTCGCGACTGTGCGTCTGAACGACGCCTTCATGGCCCGTATCGAAGCCGGTGTGACCGCTCTCTAAGGAGAACAACATGAGCAATAAATCTTTTTATAGCCTTGTTAACGAAGGGGTGCTGCTTGGCGATATGAACGGCTCAGTGCTGTCCACACCGCCAGTCAGCATTACCGGCGCAACGCTTACTTGCACGAAGGAAGTGCATGCTGGGCGTACAACGGTGATCAGTGCTGTGGCGGGGTGTGCGGTAACGCTGCCTGCTGCTACCGGCACAGGTTCGGTCTACCGCTTTGTCATTGGCTCAACAATAACGTCTAACTCGACAACCATTAAAGTGGCTAACGCCACTGACGTGATGACGGGCCGGGCGTTTGTGGTCAGTGATAACACGGCAGCAGTCTTGGGTTTTGCCACGGCTGCGGCCAGCGACACCATTACCCTTAACGGCACAACACTGGGCGGCCTTGCTGGCGATCACATCGAAATCATCGATGCGATTACCGGCACCTTTGCCGTCCGTGTGTTTACCGCTGCGACTGGCACAGAAGCCACACCGTTCTCAGCAACTGTCTAATTTTCTTAAAGGAATAAATCATGTCTTACAACATCGAACAAGCCAATAGTGGCTATCTCTCCCTGACCGCTGCCGGCTTAGCCGAAGGCACTAACAGTGCAACTTTTAAGACTGCTAATACTTTGACTTTTACAAGCAACGGTATTTTTAAGTCTAAGGCTGCTACTGACAACTTGACATTCACTGCCGGTACAGCTTTGGCTGCATCACAGGCTTGCTTGTTTGCAGTGTGGATTACATCTGGCGGCACGGTATCGACCTCACAAGGTCCTATTGTTGCCGCTGGCGATCCATGCCCAGTGCCCGGTCAAGTTACGGCCAACACAACTTTGGTCGGTTTGATCAAAGTCACTACCAGTTCTGCCGTTACGTTCACGCCAGCTACTACCGACTTGTCTGCCACTGGCATCACAGCCGCGTTCTCCGACTGCATGGACATGCCCGGCTCAGCCCAGTAAGTTGCCATCTCTCCTAACGGAGGGTTTCGCAGGTTGCCTTCGGGCAGCCTGCTTTTTGGCAAATCAGTTTTTTAAACCTAACGGAGAATGAAGATGGCAAAAAATCAAACAATCGCAGGCATTGAGATCCTAGACGACACACCGACAGTTGATCCAGTTTCCCAAGTTGTAGACCTTCGTGAGCTTGCAGCAAGCGAAGCGTTTATGAACGAGTTGGTTGAAGTTATGGTGCACTCTAGCACCGACGAAAACCAATCTCCTCATGTGATCCTCAATTGCAACGGAACCAATCAACCTATCATGCGCGGCGTGCCCACACGCGTTCGTCGCAAGTACGTTGAGATCTTGGCACGTATGAAGGAAACCAAATACAGCCAAGTAACTCGCAACCCAGCAGCACCTGATCAGATTGACATGATCGCGCGCCACGGTTTAGCTTTTCCCTTTGAGCTAATGCACGACGACAATCCTCGTGGCCGCGCGTGGCTTTCAAACGTATTGGCTGAACCCGCTTAAACACAGGGTGACCCAGTGAACTACCTCCAGCTTGTTAACCGGTTGCGTGTGGAATGCGGCGTCTCTGGTGCCAGCGTTCCTTTGACTACTGTCGTTGCCCTTACCGGCGAATCCTACCGGATGGCAAACTGGATCAATAGTGCTTGGGTCGATGTGCAAACGGCCAAGGAAGATTGGCAGTGGATGCGTAATCCGGTGCAATTCAACACGGTTACGCAACAGCAAATCTACACCCCCACCGAAGCCGGTGTGGGGACTACTTTTGGAAATTGGAAACGTGACAGTTGGCGCGCGTCATCAGTAGGCCAGAACTACGCTGACGAGCAGCTGATGAACTATATGGACTATACGACGTTCCGCAACCTGTACATGTACGGGAATATGCGTACGACGTATGCGCGCCCAGTGGTTGTCACGATTGACCCAGATAAAAACTTGGGCTTTGGCTCAATACCCGATCAGCCTTACGTCATTGTGGGCGAGTACTATGTTCAGCCAACGGAGTTTGTTGCGGCCACTGACGCACCGCCCAGCGTGTTTCCTGACCGTTTCCAAATGATGATTGTTTACAGGGCCATGATGTTTTACGGTGGCTACGAGTCAGCGCCAGAAGTTTATCAGCGCGGTGAATTTGAATTTAAGCGGTTGATGAACCGTTTGGACATTGACCAGCTGCCAACCATTGTCAGCGGTCCACCCCTCGCTTAAAGAGCTCAGATGCCACTGACCACTCCCAAAGTTAATTACGATTTGATCCGCCTTAAAGGTGGTTTGGATCAAGTCACTCCAACTCTTTCTTTGCCCCCGGGCATTGCCCGTCGAGCCGCCAACTTTGAGTGTTCAATTACAGGTGGCTACACGCGCATTGAAGGATACGAACGTTTTGATGGGCGGCCTAGCCCTTCGGCTGCGGTTTACAACATTCTTGTATGCGCGCTGACTGGAACGGTTGCTGTGGGCAATACCATCGTCGGCTTGTCATCCGCAGCCACCGGCGTGGTCATCGCGCGGACCGGCAACGACGTGGTGATTACCCGAGAGACCGGCACCTTCTTGTCCACAGAAGGCATCTCGGTGAGCTCGACCAATGTGGGCGTCATCACGTATGTGCAAGGGGTATCAGCCGACGGCCTGCTGGACGTGACCTACCGCAACCTTGCCGCAGACAACTACCGGGCCGACATCACCGCCGTGCCGGGGTCCGGCTCCGTGCTCGGCGTGGGCTACTACAACGGCACCCTGTACGCATGGCGAAACAATGTCGGAGCAACAGCTTCGGTCATGCACAAGTCATCGTCTTCGGGCTGGACTGCCGTTACCCTTGGCAAGACCATGTCTTTTGATAGCGGCATCTTGGCGATCGCAGACGGCGTTACCTTGACCGGCCAGTCCAGCGGGGCGACATGTGTGGTGGCCCGCACGGTGCTTGAGGACGGCAGCTGGGCCGGAAGTAATGCGGCCGGTCAATTGATTTTGTCTACCGTCACCGGGACCTTTACGGTCGGTGAGAATTTGCGAATCGGTGCTACCGTTTACGCGCACGTCTTGACCGCGCCTGTGCAGATCACTTTGGCACCCAGCGGCCGTTACGAAACCGTAATTGCCAACTTCGGCGGCGGCACAGCCAACTACAAAATGTACGGATGCGACGGGAAGAACAAAGCTTTTGAATTTGACGGCACGACCTACGTGCCCATTCGCACCGGCATGACGGTGGATACGCCCAACCACATTTGTTTCCACAAACAGCATTTGTTCTTGAGCTTTGGCGCTTCTTTGCAATTTAGCGCTTTGGGTTACCCGTACCAATGGACCCCTTTGTTGGGCGCGGGCGAGATCGCCATGAACGCAGAGATCACCAACCTGCTGATCCTGCCGGGTAACCAATCAAGTGGCGCCTTGGGCGTTTATACGCGTCAGGACACGTCAGTTTTGTACGGCACAAGCTCTGCAACATTCCAGCTGTCAGCGTTCAACACCGGCACCGGCGGCTACGCATACACCGCGCAGAACTTGGACCAGTCTTACGTGCTTGACGACCGAGGTGTCATCAGCATGAGCACATCGTTGAACTTCGGCAACTTCGTGCCAGCTTCGCTGACCATGAACATCCGGCCATTCATCGAAGCGCACCGCAATCTGGCCGTTGGCAGCTCAGTCAACCGAGACAAAGGCCAGTACCGGGTTTTCTTCTCCGACGGCTCTGCCCTGTACCTGACCATCACAAACGGCAACATGCTTGGCAGCATGCCAATTCAGTTCTTGGACACTATTAACTGCTGCATTGACGGCGAGGCTCCTAGCGGTGGAACCGTGCAATTCTTTGGGTCTGGAAATGGTTTTGTTTACCAGATGGACTTGGGAACAAGTTTTGATGGCGAACCTATTGCAGCCAACATAAGTCTAGTTTATAACTCTATTAAGTCGCCCCGCATTTTAAAACGTTACCGCAAAGCATCAGTTGAAATAACCGGTGATTCATACGCTGAAATTCAATTTGGTTATGACCTAGGTTATCGCACAGCAGCTTTGGCGCAACCTGTTGACACAACGTATCAAAACGATTTGCGGTCTAGCTATTGGGACGAAATGATTTGGGATAATTTCGTGTGGGATGGGGCCGACATTGCCCCGTCTGAAATTGAGGTATCTGGAACAGCTGAAAACATGAGCATCCGCCTTTCCTCAACTTCCGATCTTCTCCAGTCTTTTACGGTGAATAACATCATCGTGCACTACACCTTACGCCGAGGAATCAGATGAGCAATCCCTATTACACACACGCTACCTACCCAACACCAAACTCTCCCGGCTCGTCGGCAACGATGCGCAATGAGTTGGAGAACATCACAGCGGGTTTTGATTTGTTGCCAACTTTGACCGCCAATGGTTACAAAGTTGCAATGGTTAATTCCGCAGGTACGGCTTTGATTGCGTCCGCTGCTTTGCAGGCTTTGGCCATTACGGCGTCAACAGTCAATAGCACAACGATTGGCGCAACTACGGCTGCCGCCGGCACGTTTACCAATTTGACTGTCACAGGCACGGCCAATTTAGGTTCGACGACAGTTATCACTGGCGGCACAATTAACGGCACACCAATTGGCGGGACGACCCCTTCAACGGGCGCTTTTACAACAGTCAGCGCCAGCTCCGGTTTTAGCGGCAGTTTGTCTGGTGCCGTAACCGGCAACGTAACCGGCAACTTGACCGGCAACGTAACCGGCAACTTGACCGGCAACGTAACGGCTTCAAGCGGCACATCAACTTTTAACAACATCACCATCTCCGGCACGCTGGACATGGACGCCGGCACAACCAACACCATCATCAATTTGGCCACGCCCACCAACGCGGGCGACGCAGCAACCAAAGGTTATGTCGATACTGGCTTGGCTTTGAAATTAGCTTTGGCAGGCGGCACAATGTCTGGCGCCATTGCAATGGGCACCAGCAAGATCACGGGCATGGGCGATCCCACCAACGCTCAAGACGCGGCCACCAAAACTTACGTTGATACCGCCGATGCCCTTAAACTGGCTCTAGCAGGCGGCACAATGTCCGGTGCTATTGCCATGGGCACCAGCAAGATTACAGGCCTTGGCGACCCTTCTAGCGCGCAAGACGCGGCAACCAAGAACTATGTGGACTCTGTTGCCCAAGGTCTTGACGTCAAAGGATCTGTTCGCGCAGCCACAACGGCCAACATCACTTTGTCCGGGACCCAAACAATTGACGGTGTTGCCTTGTCGGTGGCTGACCGGGTGTTGGTCAAAGACCAAAACACAGCGGCTGACAACGGCATATACGTTGTAGCAGCAAGTACATGGTCCCGGGCTACTGACGCCGACACTTGGGTTGAGCTGACAGGCGCCTTTACTTTTGTTGAGTCTGGAACTACTTACGACAACACCGGCTGGGTTTGCACAATTGCACCCGGCGGCACCCTTGGAAGTACAGCAGTTACTTGGGAACAGTTTTCTGGCGCAGGGCAAATTACCGCTGGCGCAGGTTTGACAAAAACCGGCAACACTTTAAATGTTGGCACGGCGTCTAGCAGCCGGATCGTTGTCAATTCGGACGACATTGACTTGGCAACAACGGCAGTGACAGCAGGCACATATCAGTCTATGACTGTTGATGCTTACGGCCGAGTAACCGCTGGAACAAACCCAACGACCTTAGCTGGGTACAACATCAGTAACGCGTACACAACAACTCAAGTTGATACGGCCTTGGCGTTAAAGCTCAATTTGACTGGCGGCACCATGAGTGGTGCTATTGCCATGGGCACCAGCAAAATTACAGGCCTTGGCGATCCTACCAACGTCCAAGACGCGGCGACCAAAAGCTACGTTGATACTGGCTTGGCTTTGAAATTGGCTTTGACTGGCGGCACTATGTCAGGCGCTATTGCCATGGGCGCCAGCAAAATTACCGGCATGGCTGACCCAACGGCCAACCAAGATGCTACAACCAAGTTTTACGTAGACAGCATTTTGGGTAGCGCTACCAGCGCGGCGGCCTCAGCGTCTGCTGCCGCAGTAAGTGAGACCAATGCGGGTAACAGCGCAACAGCTGCGGCCGGTAGTGCAACAGCTGCGGCCGGTAGTGCAACAGCTGCGGCTGCGTCATACGATTCGTTTGATGACCGCTACCTTGGCCCAAAGGCTACTGACCCGACACTGGACAACGACGGCAACGCCCTGCTAACAGGTGCTTTGTATTTCAACACTACGACAAACGAGATGCGCGTGTACACCGGCGCAACTTGGCTGGTCGCCTACCTGCCGGCCACTGGCTACCTAGCCCTTTCCGGCGGCACCATGACCGGCGCTATTACATTTGCAGCTGCTCAGGTTGTGCCCGCCGCCAACGGCGGTACCGGCGTTCAAAACAACGCAGCCATGACCGTTACAGGGTCCGGCAACTTTGCCTACACGCGAACACTGACAGGAACCACCAACGTTACTTTCCCGACAACGGGAACTTTAAGCACTTTGGCGGGTTCTGAAACTCTGACCAACAAGACGCTGACATCGCCAACGCTGACAACGCCAGCACTGGGAACACCTGCTTCTGGCGTACTGAGCAACGCAACAGGTTTGCCTCTGACCACGGGTGTGACTGGAATTTTGCCAGTTGCTAACGGTGGTACGGCTACTGCTACTCCGGGACTTATTCAGGGCAGCAACATCACAATTACGGGTACTTGGCCTAATCAAACCATTGCTGCCGCAGCACCCGGCTCAGGTACAGTGACCGCAGTTTCTGTTGTTTCTGCGAACGGGCTTGCAGGCACTTCGTCCGGCGGTGCAACCCCAGCTTTGACGTTATCAACATCCATTACGGGCGTACTAAAAGGCAATGGCACAGCAATTTCTGCCGCTACTGCGGGTACGGACTACGTAACCCCGACAGGCACAGAGACTCTGACCAACAAAACAATTGCTTTTGGTAGCAACACCTTGTCGGATGTGGCAAGCCTGTCTACCGCCCAGACCTTTACAAGCACAAAGACATTTGCTGGCTCATCTTCAGTGCTGGCAGAAATCTTGACCAACGCGGCAGAGATAGCAACAGTCTCAGCTACAGCGGCTACAGGCACTATCAACTACGACGTAACCACTCAGTCAGTCCTGTACTACACCAGCAACGCATCAGCCAACTGGACAGTCAACTTCAGAGCGTCAAGCGGTACATCATTGAACACCGCCATGACTACGGGTCAGTCTGTGACTGCGGCTTTCCTTGTAACGCAAGGCGCTACGGCCTACTACAACAACGTGGTTCAGGTAGACGGCTCGACTGTGACCCCCAAGTATCAAGGCGGTACAGCATATGCGGCTGGTAATGCTTCAAGTGTCGATGTCTATATGTACACAATCATCAAGACGGGTAACGCGGCATTTACTGTGTTTACCTCACAGACCAAGTTTGCATAAAGGACAACCATGCCATTAGTACAAACGAGAGGTGCAGCATCAGCCCAAGGCTTCGGCGAGTTTGCACGGGCTACTGCTGTTAACTACATCGAGGATGTGTTCTCTACATGGCTGTACACGGGCAACTCTTCTACACAGACCATCACCAATAACATTGACTTGTCTACCAAGGGTGGGTTGGTTTGGATCAAAATGCGAAGCGCTGGGTATTACCCAAAACTCTATGACACTAGTAGAGGAGTAAATAAATCCTTAAACACTACCACCACTGATGCAGAAACTCTTGAAACCGACGGAATAACGGCTTTTAATTCTAGTGGATTTACCATGAGTAATTCCACTTATATCAACAATAGTGGTAGTACATTTGTCTCATGGACATTCCGAGAGCAGCCCAAGTTTTTTGATGTTGTAACGTATACGGGGGATGGAGTAAATAACCGTGACATAAATCATTCACTAAACGGTACCGTTGGGATGATTATCATTAAGCGGACAGATTCTTTCAGTAATTGGAGGACGTACCACATTACACAAAGCGGGAATTTAAACCTAAACACAACTGCCGCAGTTGGTCTAGGTGGACAAGCTACTATTACTAACGTCACATCAACAAAATTTACAGTAAGTCCAACTGGCACTGATGACTCTGTCAATACTTCAAGCGCAACTTATGTTGCTTATATCTTCGCCCATGACGCAGGCGGCTTTGGCCTGACGGGTACGGACAATGTGATTTCGTGTGGGTCGTTTACAGGTAACACTACTGTGAACCTTGGGTTTGAACCCCAATGGGTTATGTTTAAACAGACCAATGGCACGGGTGGTTGGTTTATAAATGACAATATGCGTAATTGGAGGGCTGATAACAGCACTACTGGTACTGGTACTTTGCGTGCTAATTCCCCCGATGCAGAGAATACAGGCGGGGCAGATTGGAATATAACTTCAACAGGTTTTAGCACCCAAAGTATTGGCGCCGGCTCATTTATCTACATAGCCATACGCCGTGGCCCGATGAAAGTGCCTACGCTGGGTACGAGTGTGTTTGCGCCCAACGCACGAGTAGGCACAGGAGCCGCCAGCGCAGAAGTTACCAACATCAGTTTCCCTCCTGACATGAGCTTGACAAAGGTTTTGAACGCAAACAACAAGGCTGTTTGGTTTGACCGACTTAGAGGACCACTATTGGCTCTTGTACCTTCTGACACGCAAGGAGCGCAGAGCATTGCTGGAACCTTGCTTTCATTTAACATGAATGGAATAAGCATAGGTAATACGGGTGAGTCAACTTATGACATGAATTACACAAAGAACTACGTTGATTGGTTCTTCCGCCGCGCTCCCGGCTTCTTTGATGAGGTTTGCTATGCGGGACAAAATTCTGCGCCACTTACTAATTCGCATAACCTTGGCGTTACCCCTGAATTAGCAATAATTAAGAACAGAACTACTGGCACGGACTGGCTTGTACAGACACAAATTACAGGACTTGGTAATTACTTAAATCTGAATACTATTTATGCGCTGTCGTCTGCGGCTTACTTTATTACAGCATGGACGAGTACCACATTTACACTGTCTAACGGTATTACAGCCACGAATACGCTGGGGAGTAATTACGTAGCCTATCTCTTCGCAACCTGCCCCGGTGTTTCAAAAGTCGGTTCATACACAGGCAACGGCACAACCCAGACCATCAACTGCGGCTTTACAGGCGGGGCAAGGTTTGTACTCATAAAACGCACCGACAACACTGGTGACTGGTACGTCTGGGACTCAGCACGAGGAATTGTTGCTGGGAACGATCCACACCTTAGCCTCAACGCAGCAGATGCTGAAGTGACAACAGATGACAGCGTGGACACTGACAACAGCGGGTTTATCGTAAATCAGCTTTCAGCTACTAACATTAATGTCACATCAGCAACCTACATTTTTCTTTCCGTAGCCTAGAGGACACACTATGCAAATCAGAACATCAACAGGTCAGGTAATGTACGAGGCAGAGTTCCGTGCATACCAAAAAGCCAATGGTGGCCCATCATGGGAAACAACAACAACTGAAATCCTAGAGGCTTTGGGTGCTGATGTAGTCTTTGAAGGCCCACAAGCTACTGGCGGCACTGTCTACCAGTACTCGCAAGCCGCTGGTGTTGAGCAAATTGATGGTAAGTGGTACACAAAGTACGTACTTGGCCCTACTTTCACTGACACCGTCGCAACAGATATTGCCCCTGCCCAAACCGCTGCGGAGCAAGAGGCTGCGTATAAAGCGCAGAAGGACACCGAGCAGGCCAAGTCTGTCCGCGCCTCGCGTGATGCTAAGTTAGCCGAAACCGACTGGCGCTATCGCCGCGACCAGACAACGACACCCGAGTGGGACGCATACTGCCAAGCACTGCGTGACGTACCAGCACAAGCTGGTTTCCCTTGGACTATTGAATGGCCTGTGGCTCCTTAGATATAAAAGAACAGTGATATGTCCGAAAAAATGATTAGCGAAACAGAAGCAAAACTGTCTACCCATGAACAAATCTGCGCACAGAGGTATGAAGCCATTCAAAGACGGTTTGATGCTGGGTCTAAGCGCATGGCAAGGTTAGAGTACCTTTTGTATGGCGTGATTGTTTGCGTCTTGTTTGGCCCCGGCGTTGCTGCTGAGTTTGTAAAGAAGACTTTAGGAATGTAATGATAGACGTGCTGCCTGTACAGTTGCCAGCGGTCTATGCGCCTCTTTATGTGTGCATGAGGTGGTCTTTTACGTTTAACGACAGAACTCCCTTTCATCCAACCGTTTGGTGTGTGAAATGGGAAAAGAAAGAACAGGACAAGCCACCGGAGAAACCTAAGTGATCGACCCGCTCACAGCTTTTGCTACAGCTCAAGTTGCTATTAAGGGGATTCAAGCCGCCATTAAGATGGGCAAGGACCTGCACGCCATTAGCGGTGATCTGACGAAGTTTTTTGAATGCAAAGACGTTGTTGCCAAAGCCGCAGTCAACCCAAAGAAAAATACCTTTGGTCGGTCTGATACTGCTCAAGCCTTTGAAACGGTGATGCACGCTAAGCAGTTGCAGGACGCTGAGAACGAATTGAAAGAGTACTTGTACCTGACAGGCAATGACGATGTGTGGAATGCAATCATGCTGGAGCGCAACAACATCGTTTCCCGGCGAAAGGCCGAGGAAAAACAGGAAAAAGAAGCTAAAGCCAAACGCGCTAAAGAAGTCGGAGAAGTCGTAACGATGGTTTTGTTTGCGGCTTTGATTGTGTTGGTGATTACCCTAGTGGCATGGGGCACGATGGAATACATTAATTTTAGGGAACAGTAACATGCACAACCACCAAAAGGACAAATAATGCTTTCACTATTCTCAACCCTTGGCGGTCTGTTAATCTCAGGCTTGCCCAAACTGCTGGAGTACTTCCAGAACAAAGCCGATCAAAAGCATGAGCTGGCCTTGGCCTCCATCCAGACTGAGCGCGAGCTTCAGATGGCGGCTGCGGGGTTTGCTGCTCAAGCTCGGGTGGAAGAGATCCGCACCGAGCAGGTGGCTTTGCAGACCCAAGCACAAATGGCCGAGGCTGAGGCTGAGATGGTGCAAGGCGCTCAAGAGCACGACAAGGCCGTGTTGGCAAAAGCGTCAACGTGGGTATCTAGCTATGTGGGGACTGTTCGTCCCACGATAACCTACATCTTTGTGCTTGAGCTGGTGGCCATCAACGCTTTCTTGTGCTACTACCTGTACTCAAACCCAAACCTTATCCAAAGCATGGATGATGTTTTGCGCTACACCAACATCATCTTTAGCCCTGATGAGATGGCCATGCTTGGCGGCATCATTGGCTTCTGGTTTGGTTCACGCGGCTGGAGCAAGAAGTGAAATTGAGCAAAGCAGGTGCTGATTTGATGCACCGCTTTGAAGGATGCAGGAGTAAACCCTACCTGTGTCCAGCCAACATCTGGACAATTGGGTACGGTCATGTGCTGTACCAAGGCCAGATCAATTTGCCCATGGTGCGCAAAGAGGGTTACGCTGGGATGATCCGCAGTGAGCAACCTCTGCAATTGGAGGACAACCGTGTTTGGACAAAAGAAGAAATCAATTCGTTATTCGCAGATGACGTACAGAATTTTGAACGTGGTGTTTTACGACTTGTTCCCGGCTGTGTTGGGCATCAAGGTCGCTTTGACGCTTTGGTATCTATATCCTTCAATTTTGGGTTAGGTAACCTTCAGCGCAGCACGATCAGAATGAAGGCCAACCGAGGCGACTGGGAAGGCGCAGCAGAGGCTTTCATGGCTTGGACCAAAGGAGGGGGTAAAGAATTGCCCGGTCTTGTCAAACGCCGCGTAGCCGAAAGGGCGTTGTTTTTATCTTGACTACTCCGGTTATTAAAGTAAAATCTTTGCGGGGGCCGTGCGCCCGCAAAAGGCCGCTTAGAGCGGCTTTTTCATTTGTGGAGCAAATATGGCAACAGCAAACAACCCGTTCGATGTAAACAAGACGACAGGCAAGGACCTGCTTGGCGCAGCCATGACCGGGATGGCCGCCCCCCAAGCCACCGGTTACAACGCCGCGACAGCCGGGGCAACTGGTTTCAAAGCTGCCGACGCCAACCCTTTTGGGTACACGGGCAGCACCATGACTGGTCAAGGTTACACCGCCAGCGACATGACTGGCCAAGGGTATGACGCGGGATCGCGCACAGGCGGGGGCTATGACGCGGCTTCGCGCGTATCCGAGGGTTACAACGCCGGCTCACGTACGGGAGCCGGTTACGACGCGGCTACGGCCCTCGGCACCAACTATGTTGTCGACGACAAGCAAACGGTTCAGGGGCAAATTGGTGGTCTTATTGCTGCCAACTCTCCTTTGCTTCAGCAAGCCCGCGCCAACTCTTTGGCCCAAATGAATTCACGAGGTCTGGTCAATTCCAGCATGGCTTTGGGCGAAGGTCAAAAAGCGGTTTACTCTGCGGCGCTTCCGATTGCCGCACAAGACGCCACAACATATACCAACGCTGCGCAGGTCAACGCCAATGCAGCAAATCAGTTGGCGCAATTCAATGCTGGCCAAACCAATCAAGCTCTTAGCTTTAGCGCCAACGCACAAAACCAAGCCGGCTCAGAAAACTTGGCTGCTCAGAATCAAGCCCTTGGCTTTACCGCTTCTGCCAAAAACCAAGCCGGTTCAGAAAACTTGGCTGCTAAAAACCAAGCCCTTGGATTTACTGCCAATGCAGCAAATCAAGCCGGCTCAGAAAATCTGGCTGCTGAGAATCAGGCGCTTGGCTTTACTGCATCAGCGGCCAACCAAGCGGCAGCGGCCAATCAAGCTGCGAAGAACCAAGCTCTTGGATTTACGTCTACTGCGTCCAATCAAGCTGCCGCTCAGAATCAAGCCGCCACAAATCAGGCCATGCAGTTTAGCGCAAACACGGCCAGCCAAGCATCATTGGCCAACGCCGCTGCGGCTAACCAAGCGGCGCAGTTTACAGCTGGCGCAACAAACCAAGCTGCTGCTCAGAATGCTGCTAATCAAAATCAAGCTGCTCAATTCACTGCTGCCAACCAGACCGATGTGTCTAAGCAATACGCCACCGCACTGAACACCACGGTTCAGGCCATGCTGGATCAGTCGATGAAGTACGCGCTGACCAATGCTGATGCGCAAACAAAAATTGAATTGCAAAACATTGATTCAACGACTCGCCAATCTTTGGCAGCTACAGAGGCTACCTACAAAAACCAGATGCAGGCATCGGCTAGCGCCAACGAGGTTTTCCAGCAAGTGTCCAAGAACATTTCTGACATCATGGCCAACCCTGACCTTAGCGGAGACCCTAAAGATGCGGTGGGTACTCCCCCAGTTACGCCAAAGCAAGCAGCGGTCAACATGCAGAAACAGTATTTGCAGAATTCGCTTGCAATCCTTAGCGCAACTTCTGGCATTACCGGTCTTAAAACTTTGCTTGACTTTACATGACGCGTGAGGCCCTTCTCGAACCGATCATCTCCTCGGTCCGTAAGGGCACCGCGCTATCGCGCTACACGATTCTTGAGTACTTTGCCGACTGGGAGATTCTCCCGTTTGAGTTTGAAGGCCGACACATTTGGACCATGGTGGTCAAAGGGACTGAAGTGCATATTGCGCTTGCCCCTGACTGGCAACCAAGGGCCAGCATGCGTGGCGCGGTTAGGGCTTTTCTTAAGCCGATGTTTGATGAGTTTGGTTTTTTGACCACCCGCGTACGGCATGAGCGGCCGGAGCAAAAAGAGTTTGTAAAACGAATCGGGTTCACGCCCACTTGGAAAGACGGGGATGTTGAGTACTACCTGCTTGGCGACCTACCCTTTGAAAGGAAATCATGAAAATTTACTTAACTCGGACCCAGACCCGGGCAATGTCGATTGACCACCCGATTGGTGACCCCACGGGCGGCCCAGCCTTTGGCGAAAAGAAAGACCCAATCAGCGCAGCCATTTCGATCTTTACGATGTTTGAGGTTGGCCAAGTTGGTTTTGCTGCTATGACTCTGATGCAAGGCATTACGTTTGCCGGCGCGGCAGTCAGCTTGATTGGCAATATCTCCGGCAACAAAAGTCTGATGAAACTAGGCGCTATTGCAGGCATCGCCGGCGGCCTAGGTTCTTTTGCTGAGAGCCAAGGTTTGTTTAGCTCTGGCAACCTCCAAGAAACTCTTGGCATGAAGAGCTCTATCTCTGATGAGCTGCTGAAGAGCGGAAGTCCTACCGTTACTCCCGGTTCCCAAACCGCCGTTCTTGACGGCGTTCAAACCAGCCCGGTAACGCAAGGTTTTGCAGAGGGTACGGCTCTTGAACCTCTTGCCGTCAACGCCCCTTCCGTCAACAACCCAACCGCCGCTACTGCTTCCGTCAACAACCCCAATGCGCTGACAACAGCCCCGGGTTCGGAGCTTACCGCCAGCACGGCCCCACTTGGTGCCAACCCTATGAACCAGATTGCTGGTGTCAAGCCCGGCACGGACATTCTGGGCCAGCCACCTCGCGGCGCACCACAGATGTCTTACGCCCCCGGCATGGGGCCCAACATGTCTCTGACTCCTCCAGCAGCCCCCGGTGTTTTTGATCAGCTGAAAGCTGGCAACTACGGTAAAGCCCTGAGCACCGCCGGCGGCAACGCCATGGACATGTTGAAGAATAATCCAACCGGTGCTTATGTTGCAGCTCAAGCCATCGGCGGTGTGGCTGACTGGCTAAGCGGCAAGACCGATGCTGAGCTTGACGCGCTGAAAGCCAACACAGGCTACGCCAACGCAAAGGCTTTGGAAGTTCAAACGGCTTTGGACCGAGAGAAAATGCGCCGTGCTAATTTGAACTCTGGCTACACTAACGTCGACGCTGGCTTTAAAGTAAATCCCAATGCGGCTGTTGCCCAGCCCTACCAGCAGCCGCCCGGTCTTGTAGCCGGTGCTATGCAACCTCGTCAAGGATAAGGAGAACACCATGGCAACAGGAATTATTCAAGACAAAATGGGTCGTCCTCAAGGCGACAACCTAACGACCAAAGCGGTCACTGAAAACATCAAAATGCCGCCCGAGCTGCAAGAGGCTTATGAGCGCGTGGTCATTGCTGGCATGAAAGTGATGTTTTCCAAAGAAAGCCACCGGGCTATGCTGCAAGAGATTCAGCGCCCGGGGCCTATAGCCGAACGCCTTGGAAAAGGTATCGCTGGTTTGATGCTGATGCTTTTCAAAGAGTCAAACGGCAGCATGCCCCCAAACGTAATTATCCCAGCTGGTGTTCAGCTGTTAATGGAAGCCGTTGATTTTCTGCGCAACAGCGGGCTGGAAAAACCAACCAATGCCGACATCGGTGACGGCATTGAAATTATGATTACCACAATCCTTGGTAAGTTTGGTGTTGCGCCGGAGAAGATGGCAGCGATGTTAAACCAGTACAGCAACGAAAACATTCCTGAGATGGGGGCCTGATATGCCTAGTTTTGCAGGATTGATCTCGGGCGTTTTGGGTGGGACCGCTAAGGCCTACGGCGAAGGTGCCCAGATGGAAATGAAAAAGCAAAGCGAGCTGGATCTACGCAAGCAGCTTTTGGAAGCCGAGTCTGACAAGCGTTTGCGCGAAGACGAGATCAAGCGCGGGCGCGACGTTTCAGATCGCATCACTGAAGAAGCCCGCGTCCAGAGCCCTGAGTACCTTGCAAGAGCTGCTGCTACTGATTTGACAAAAGCCACAGGCGCTATTGCAAACCGCACAACGTTGGCCCCTCTTGCAGCCGGAGCCGAGGCCGCCGAGTACACCGCTAAAAAACCTTTGGAAGAGACCAAGGCAGTAGATGCTGTTGCGGCCAAAATCAAAGAGACAACTACGCTTGCCGGAGACAAAAGTTTCATAGCCGGCGAAACGGAGCTGGCAAAAGCCAAAGGCGCGGCTAATATCAGAGCAGCCGAGATCCGTGCAGAGTCTATTAAGGATCGGCCAACAGGCGGGGCGGGTGGAAAGGCCGCGCGTGTGCAGAAAACGATTACGGGCGAAAACGGCAACGTCATGGCCGTAATGAGTGACGGCGCAATCAAAGACTTGGGCATCAAGTCAAGCGACTACAACAAACAGATTTCCAACTTGGTTACCAAGATGGCCAAAGATGACTCATTCAAATTTGGCAAGTTGTCGGAAGCTGACAAACGCAAACAAGCTGAAGAGCGTTTGCGCGGCCAGATCGTTGTGCCTAACGCCACCCGAGACTTGTCCAAATACGAACGCGACGCAAAAGCAGACTAAGGACCCCCATGGCATTTGACGTTAAAGGTGCTTTAAAGGACGGATATAGCCCGGCCGAGATTGCTGACTACCTTGCCAGCAAATCCAACTTTGACATTGCCGCTGCCCGCAAGGACGGCGTTACCGATGACGAAATTCTGGGTCACCTGACGAGCAGAGTTGACACGCCAAAAGCTGCGCCAGTGGTGGAGCCTCCCACGCCTGCGCCTGTGATTGCTTCGTCAGAAGGGCGTAGTGCTACGCCGATGGGTGCGGCGGATCCACGGTTGATTAACCGCGCTGAGAATGTCATGACGGCTGACGAGTACCGATCAGCTGTTGCAAAACGCAAACTGGAAACTCCCGAACGCACTTTGTCAGGCTCAGCTCTTGACGCGGGAATTACCGCGCTTAAAGGCGTGATCGGGTTGCCTGAATCTTTTGTTGGCTTAGCCGACATCCCCACTTTAGGAAGAGTTGGTAAGACGCTAGAAAGCATTGGCTACAAACCAGCCGAAGCCAAGCAGATCCTTGACTCATATTTGTCTGAAGCTCAACAAGCCGCTAACCGCAGGGTGAGCGACACCAAGGGATTTTTGCCAACGATTCAAGCATCTTTGGAAAACCCAAGCACGATTGCTACAGCGATTGGCGAATCAGTACCCCAGATGCTGGGCGGAGCGGCCGTTGGCCGGGGGCTGGTAGCAGCGGCACCTAAAGTGGCCCCGTATTTAGCTGGCGCTATTGGCGAAGGCGTTCTTGGCGCAGGCTCAGCCGCTGAACAAATCCGGGCAACTACCAAAGACAAACTGCTGACCGGCAAACAATCAGCCGCTGCGGTAGGCAGTGGCGTAGGCACAGCTTTGCTTGGCGCAGCCGGCGGACGCGTTGCTAACAAGCTCGGTTTTGACGACATAGAGACCATGCTTGTGGCCGGTTCGTCACGCGGCGGCTCGGTGAAATCAGTCGGTGACTTTACAAAACGCGCTCTTGGTTCAGGCCTATCTGAGGGCTTTCTTGAAGAGATGCCTCAGTCCGCTCAAGAAAAAGTGTGGAGCAACTACGCAACTGACCGGCCTTTAATGGAAGGTGTTGAAGAAGCTGCGGCTCAAGGTTTGACCACTGGTTTTGCAATGGGTTTAGCCGGCGGAGGCTACGGAGCCGCTACCCAGAAAAGTCCCGAGCGTTTAATTGCCGACGCAATAAACGCAAACGTTGCCGGCACGGAATTTACCGGCATTGACCAAACTGCCCGCACTTTGCTGGACCCCCAGACTTACGACGCTCAGCTGATCACCCCGATGGAGACATCGGACCCCTCACGCGTTTTGCAGTCAACCTCGGTTGACGACGCGGTTACGTCAGCAAATGAGTTGGCCGGATCGTTGTCAATTACCCCGGCACCGATTTTGCCCGTCGCAAGTGAGCCGCCGCCGTTGACGGCCGTGGACCCTCTGGGTCGGGTTGAGCCAACGTTTGACGCCAACGCCGCGCTTGGCACCGCGCCGCCTTTGGCCGAAGCGCCGATGCTGCCAACGTTGCCACGTCTGGCTGAGCGCACTTCTGACGCAGACCTGTTGGCGCGCGTCACTGGCCAAACCCCGGAGCTGGGCGCGTTGACTGCGCCGCGCCCACAAAAGATCCAAGGTGTTGCGGTTTCGCAACTGTCTGACGGCCAGCTTGAAACCATCACTGCTGATGAGAACGTCTCCGCAATCACGCGCAGAGGCGCGTCAATTGAGCTCACAGCGCGTCAAACGGAGGCGGCTGGTACTACCCCCGCCCCCATGCCTGTAAGCGCTCCTATCGCGCCTATGGCTGGACCTCCAAGCGCTCCTAGCGTACCATTGGCCAATGCACCACCCGACCAAAACGCAGGCATCACTGCCGACAAAACCCTTACCCTTCCAGAACCGGAAGTGTCTGGTGCCGCAATTGCGCCAGTGGGAGGAGAGTCTGCCGCAGCTGGAGCGAGAGCAACTGCACAAGTTGCTATCGACCGGTGGGCTACTTCCAACGGTGTAGAAAGCCCAGCGGTTTTTAATGCGTCTCCGGTAGCACTGGACAGCGCGGTCAATGAAATTGCCCAAGCCCTGAACAGCCAATTCGGTGGTAGGGTTTACTCTTATAACGACGACCGAGCCAACGCCATAAACGGCGTGGCCATTGGCGGCACCGCATTCATCAACACGGCCAACGTTGACACCAACATTGCGCGCACAGGCTTACACGAATTTCACCACACGGTCGAACAGCTTGCAAAGTTGGAAACCAAGCAAGGTCTGACCAACACGCCGGCCCAGCAATATGTGGCCAGCATGAGCGGCATCTTTGACGAGATGACCGATCAGGGTAAACGCGCATACCTTGAAAAGTTTCTAATCAAAGACGAGCTGGATGCAATTGCAGATCCTGTTGCGCGGGGGCAACGCCTGCAAGAAGCAATGGTCGGCAAAACCATTCGGTCTGAAATGGTTGCTGACTTCTTAGGCAATCGGGCTACGGACAAGAAATTCTGGCGGGACGTGGCGGCTGCTGATCCACAAGGCTTTAAAGGTTTTGTCGACAAATGGATCAACATCATTGACAATTTGATCAGCACGCTTAAAGGCACGGCAACTCAAGGCAGAAAAGAATCCGCCAAAGTCGATACCTATTTGCGTGATTTAAACAAGGCTAAGGCAATAGCCCGCGACGCTCTTGTTGCGTACAACAAAGGAGTTCAGAATGGAAGCATTAACCTTGCCGCAGGTCAAAGCGTATCAGTACCTTCAGCGTCAGATCGACAGATCACTGGAGGAGATGGGGGCAGTCAAGCCCCAGAGTACGGAACCGCCCGCGAAGGTGCCATCTCCGTTATCGGCCGGCACTACTCAACCGAAGCCCGCACTTCGTTAAATGGAGCTTATTATGGGACTGGCCTCAAAGGTGCAGAGCGCGATCGACTGGACGGTAGCCCAGATCCTCGCCTCAAAAACCGCGTTTACTTCTATGTTGATCAAGGCGCAGGCGTCCGCCCCGAGTCCGGAGTCGGAGGCATCGCCCATGAAGTCCGACTCAACAACATCTACGATCCCAAAACGCAAAAACTCCCGGTTAAAGGCAACTTCAACGCCTTTGAATCCGCAGTAATCAATGGCGGCTTTGACGGGTACATTGCACCCTTTGGAAACAATCAAGCAGCCGTTGTGCTGCTGGGCCCGCGCCACTCCGCTGTACCCGTAGTATCTTTGGGCCGTGTGGCCGGGGCCCCTGCGCCAGCACCGGCCGAGCCAACAAAACTGAAGCAGGCTTTTCTTTCCAAAGAACTGGCGGCCATCGACGTCTCCCGAGTACCGGGCTCCCGCATTGCCTTTGGCAATTTAGAGATCCCGACAACGTCGCGCGATGCGGCCAACGCAGAGATGGAGCGCATCGGCAGCGACGTCAGGTTTAGTAAACCTCAAAAGGTTGCGCCTGCTAGGGTTATGTTTGAGGTCGCCCCTGATCCAAACAACGCTGAGCTCAAGGCGCGCTGGGACGCGGTCCCTTTTGAGCGCAAGATTGAAATCAGCCAAAGGGTTGCTGAGAAAATCATGCCTCAAGTGTTCAAACTTGCCGGCGTCAGGGCGAAGATGACTACGCAACTGGGCGGGTACCTTGAAGACACCAGCCCCTCGTTTGCGGCAATTGTTCCGAGCACGGCATCCGCTCAGCAGCTCATGGACGTTGCGCGTCTGGGCGGGTTTGGTTTAGCCCAAGACAGCATGCTGGTTTTGGATTCCAAACCTTTTGAGGGCTCATTTCCCACTGGTTTGATTACGATCACGTTGCCGGAAAACATGGCCGACGAGAAATCGGTTCATGCGATCTACCAAGAACTGCGGAAGGTTTCGCCAGAAAACATCAGTGGCCACACAACAGTTGGGCAAGAGATGGTTTTGGCCGTTCCTTCTGATAGTATGGTCGACCTTGCATCAAAAATTACAGGCGTGTTAGCCGCACGTTCGGAACCTTTTGCAATTGATTCAAAGGAAGGCCACATGGCTTTCCCAGCCAAAGAGGAGTATGACTATGATAACCAGACAGGGAACCAATCTCCCGAGCTTTCTGCAAAACGGGCAGAAGCTCGTCGCATCCGCGAAGAAGCCAGTGCCGCCATCGAAGCCGAACTCGCCAAAGATGAAAGTACCGGCGGGCGCAAAATAGACACAGGCGTTTATCGTTCTGTTGCAGACGCATTCGGCCTTTCCCAAGCAGAGTACAACGCCAGTGCGCTGCCCATGATGTTGGGTGGCGTGAAGGACAAAATCTTCCGCGCCCCCAACATTGGTGGCATTCCAGAAACCATCCAGTGGCTGGATCAGCGATACCGCGATGCGGGCATGCCGACCCTCGACATTAACAAGGCCGAAGACCGAGCGACCTTGGCCAAGCTTTTGGCGGCCGAGGCCGTTGGCGCAATCCGAAGCGCTGGCAACGCAGTTGAATGGTACGACGAGACTATTGACAAAACGTTACGCACCATGGCGGTCAAGTATCCGGAACTGAACACGGACCCTGACGCACGCAATGCTTTCTTGATTGCCGTCGCCATTGCTTCCCAGACAATGAACGTGGAAGCCAACCTGACCTTTGCTTCCAGCCAGTACGAGGGCTTCCGCACAACAGGCAAATTTCCTGAGATTGGCAAAGGCAAATCTGAACCGGCCATGATTAAGAACTTTGCCTTGGCCAACAGGGTGATGGCTGACATGGGCCCGACCCTGTTGCGCCGGTTCTTGCAAACCGAATTTACCAAGCGTGAATTGGAGACCGTTGGGTTTCCAATCGGCGCCGAATCGATGGACGAGAAAATGCTTGGCTCGGCCATCTTTGGACCCAAGATTGGATTTGGTTTTTACAGCAACTTGACCGGCAACTTTGAACCGATCACCATGGACATGTGGTTCATGCGCACTATCGGCCGCCTCAGCGGCACTCTGCTGGCTTTTGACCCGGTCTTGTTCCCCAAGCAAGTGGCCAAACTCCGTGCCGCTTTGGCCGAAACCGGAGATTCAAACCGAGGCGTTTACGCGGCCAATTTTGATTCAGCCGACGTGGCCGCTGCGCAAGAAACCGACGCGGGCGCGGTCGCTTTAGCCCGTAAAATACTCAGCCTGCACAACCGGCAATTCATTAAAGAGCGTGCAGCATTTGACTCTGGTGCACGCATCAAGACCGCTTTGGTGGGTGCGTCCAACGGGATCGTCAAGTCTTCTGACAAGCCTACCGACTCGCCATCCAGCGGCGGTGAGCGCCAGCGATTACGTGATGTGACTCGGCAGATGGTGGCTTTGGTTGAGCAGCAGACCGGCAAGCGGGTGCCCCCGGCCGCTTTGCAGGCCCTGATCTGGTACCCGGAGCAGGAGCTTTACAAAAAGTTGGGCGTTGATCTTTCCGTAACTAGCCAAGACTACGCGGGTGCGGCACAATTACTACTCAAGAAAGAAGGCTTTGATGAAAAACGAATCAGCGCAGCAGCCAAATCTGGACCAAGACAAGCACGACAAGTGGCTGGAAAGCAGGACGCCGGAACAGTTGGACAGACTGGCCAGCCGACTGGGCGCACTGGCCCGATCCAAGGAGAAGAGCGGGAAACTTTCATCGCAGCCCGAGTTCCCCTCAAAGACCTCTTCGCCGGATTAGAAAAGCGCGGGCTGGCCAAAATTAACACGGAAGCTATGATTGCGCGGCGGTCAGATGCAGCCCAGATTCAATACATGCAGGACAATTTCCTCGACATCCTCGACGAGTTGGACACAGCCGGCTTAGTCGAAATCAATTGCAAATAAGGGCCTATCATGACACCAACAATGATCATCTCCGCTGACATCAAGCGCATGCTTGACGACGCAATCCACGCTGAGCTTTACGCAGCAAACCTGTACAAGCACATTGCCAATCAGGTGCAGCGCCTTGGTTACCTCGGTGCAAGCGAAGCCGAGCTGGATCACTACCAACGGCACGCACAATTTCAAAACGATGTGGGCACGGTGGCCAAGGTCCCGTCAATTGAAGCCATGACCGATTCGGTTAAATCGTTTTCTGATGCCATGGAGTTGGCTTACGAAACGGAGCTTGAGCTGTACAACACCTACAAAAACATGTACTCCCAGACCAGTAGCGACCCCGTGGTCCAGCAATTCTTGCTTCAGTTTTTGGAGCTCCAGCGTACCAGCGTTGGCGAGTACGGCGACCTGCTTGCCCGCATCCAGCTAGTGGATGGCGACAAAGCAGGCATGCTCTTGATCGATCAGGAGCTGGGCGGCTAAACCCATGGCAAACTGCACATACACGATCACCGGTGCTGACGGTAAGAGCATCGATATAAAGGGTATACCCGCGCTTAAAGAATTCCTGATTGAAGGCGGGCTGACTCAGTACCTGCCTGCTCGGGCAACCGCGCTTGCTGAAGCCGGCGGTGAGATCGCGTTTAGCGCTAAACAAGACGAATCAAAAATAACCAACCCAATTGACCCCAACGCAACGCCGCAAGAAAAAATAAAAACCTTGGTTCGACTTACCCGGGAAAACAAACCAATCATTAAAAAGTTGATGACTGAAATTGACGCAGCCACAGGAGCGAAGTCGTCTGACAATGTGAAAGCGCCAGAGAAAATTCTTCAGAAGGCGTCGCGGCCATCCATTCTGGCAAAGAAACCTTGGCATGCTGTTGAGCATATCCGCGACAGCTACCGGTTTAAAACCGTCATTGATTCGGTCACCCAATTACCAGACGTGACCCGACTGTTGGAAAAAGCCGGCATTGAAATCATTAAACGCGACACTGAAAAAGTGTTGTCGCCGGGCGAGTGGGGTTGGCGAATTGCAGCGTTTGATTTACGCATGCCAAATGGCCAACTTGTTGAGTACTATTTACCCGTCAAAGAATTAGAAAAAGCCAAGAAAGAAAAGGGTCACTACCTCTTTGAGCAAGGCCGAAGCCTAAAGCCCGACGAAGACGTAGAAAAAGTACAAGAACTAATGCAAGAAAGCCGCGACCTGTATCAGGGCGTTTGGGATGCTTACTTGGCTCGAACTGGAGAGTCTTTACCCGCCATCCGGGCTTCTTTAACCAAGGCCGCTGCCTCGGCCGGGGAAGCCATTTCAAAGCCGTCAGCAGACAAGTCCCGCACGTTGGTCGAAGGGCTGGGAGAAGTCCAGTTGCCGTCCGCTGATCGAACGGCGGAGAAGGCGCCGTCAAAGACAAAGGCAGCGCCCGAGTCTTCGGAATCAATCCAAGCTACCAACATAGAAACCTCCGATCTATTAACTAACACCCCCATTATAGCTGAAAGCATTGGTATCAACGTCAATCAAGACGGAACAAACCAATACGCTGACAAAATTGTGGACGGAAAAAAGACACTTGAAACCAGAGCGTCGGACTCGCTTCGCCCTTATGTAGGAAAACGAGTTGCTATTGTTAGAACTGGCGACGGCCCCGCTAAAGCAATTGGCGCGGTAACAATTGGCGAGCCTATAAAAGTAACTACTCAAAAACAATTTGATCAATACAGAGACCAAACCTTGGTGCCTAAAGATTCCAAATTTGACATTGCCCCGGGCGGCGTTAAATATTTATACCCCGTAGAAAACCCGGTTCGATATGCAACCGAGCTTGACGTTGGCCTTGGCATCGTAGCCCGTAAAGTAATCGCACCTAGCCTTAGCCGCCGCGAGCAAAAGAATGCAGCAGCAAGCCGCGTATCCAATGTCAGCTCTGATCGATTCAAGCGAACTGACGAATTGCAGCAAGCCGTCACCGACTTGCAAGAAGGCAAGATTACTCAAGACGAATACAACGCCATGGTCGACAACCTTCGCCCGGTTTATCCGTACGAAAAAGTCCCTGCGCTCACAACACCAGCCGACGCTAAATATGCCTTGGCCAATGGCCGTGGTCAAAGCCCGGAGAAGGCGGCCAAGTATGGCTTGCCATCAGGCACTTTGGCCAAAGGCAACTTTGCCCAACTGCGCTTAGACATCCCTTCGTACCAAGAGCACGACTCGTGGGTGGTCAGCATTCACACACCCAAGTCCACCAACCGTGAGGTGCAAGCAGCGTATGACGCAGGCACTGTCATTGGCTACGAATCTGTAGCAGCAATGACCGACGTAACTTTTGGCATGAACCAAAAAGCGGCAATCAAGATTGCACAGGGTACAAGCAAGGGCACAATTGCCACCATGCTTGGCAAGTGGAAACCCATCAGCAACCAAGCCGCAAAGGTTCGGGCTGATGCCGCTATCAAAGACTCTGCTTGGACACAGGTCGGCATGGACCCATTTCGCCACAGCTACTTTTACGATCGCGACACGATGCGCCCAGTGCTGAGCGCTGACGAAGTAATTCAGATTGGCCCTTTGGTGTTGGCCAAGAACGCTGCTTTCAGCGAAGACGGCAAAGACATCACCGGTGCACCGATTGCGTTTAGCGCTAAGCAAAAAGACGCATTCCTAAAGGATAGCGTTATTGAAGGGCCAAGCTACTCGGTAAGGCAGTTGCCGTCTGCCAAAGGGCAGCGCTTCACCCTGCGTGATGAGACCTACACTGGCGCGGTCCAACGCAATTTGCAAGATTATTTTGCCCGGGTCAAGGACGTGCAAGATGTACTGGCCGCGCAAGGCGGCACAGTGGGCGAAGCACAAAACGTTTACTTAGCTGAAGAGCTGTCTTACGGACGCCTGCAAGAGCAGATGGTCGACTTCAAAGAAGACATCCTCAAGCCCCTGATAAAGGACACCAAGGCCGCAGGCTTGGAGCTCAGTGATCTGGCCCTGTACGCCTACGCCAAGCACGCTCCTGAGCGCAACATGGCCATTGCTGCGCGCAACAAAACGTTTGGCAAGGGCGAAGGCTCGGGCATGACGACAAGCGAAGCCAACAACATCATGCGGGCTTTTAAAGCTGAGGGCAAAGACAAGGACCTTGCGGCCCTGCATGCCCAGCTTATGCAGATTACCCAAGCAACGCGTCTCGTGCTGCTGAGCGAAGGCCTGATCACACAGGACCAGTTCGACGCCCTGCAAAGACAGTACGCTGACTACGTACCCTTGCGCGGGTTTGTTGAGGACGAAGACCTTGAGTCCGGCCGTCCTGTTTCTGGCCCACGTGTCGGTGGCAAAGGGTTCAACATCCGTGGCAAAGAAACCATGCGCGCCCTTGGCCGCGAGTCGCGCGCCGGGCACATCATTGAAAACATTGTCATTGATTATGAGCGCGCCGTTGCCCGGGCCGAACGCAACTCTGTGGCCAAGGTGTTCTTGGATCTGGCCACAACCAATCCAGACCCGGGTCTGTGGGAGATCGATGCTGAACGCACAAAGGCTGCCTTTGACCGGGCAACAGGGCAGGTCAAGTACAACACCCTGATTGACAAGGGCGAAGACACGATCTCTGTCAAGATCGACGGCAACGAAGTCTACGTCAAGATCAAAGACCCCCTGCTGCTGCGCGCGATGCGCAACGCATCCAAAGATGAGACCGGTGCTCTTGACCGGGTGCTGGCTATGTCGGTTGGCCGGGTCACCGCTTTGATGCGCAACACGCTGACGCGGTACAACCCGGCCTTCGGTTTTACCAACGCGGTCAAAGACCTTGGCTTCGGTGCCGTCTCGGCGTTGTCAGATCTGGGTCCAAAAGGCACAGCCCTGTACCTCAAGAACTACGCCAACCCAAAACAGTCGGGTCCGGTGTTTGAAGAGTTTCGCGCGGCCGGAGCAACCACCGGCGGCTGGCACATCCGCGACCAGCAAGAGATGCAAAAAGAATTGCAGAGGCTGGTTGAATGGGAAGGCGGCTCGTCCATCAAATCCTCGGCCTACTCCATGGCCAAGGGCACTCTGGACGCGTTGGAATTCATTGGCCAGTACAGCGAGACCCAAGCCCGCTTTGCTGCGTACAAAGCCGCGCGAGAGCTGGGCAAATCACCAGCTGACGCGGCCAGCATCGCAAAGAATTTGACCACCAACTTCAACCGCAAGGGCGAGTGGGGGTC